GCAACAGACACGATTTGAAAGTTACATTGCAAGACCCCAACGAACACGAAAGCAACAGATACTTGCCATATTGGGGAACCGGGAAATGACCGCACGAATGATACTGAAACAAATGAAACACACTGACATGAATTTTGTAAGACCAAGACTTACAGAAATGGTGAAAGACGGAATATTGGAAATATGCGGAAGTGCCTTTGATAAGGAGACCGATAGGGACACAGTAATTTATAGGAGGAAATAAAATGCTGAAAACTTATAGTGAATTAAGACAAATTGACATCTTACCATTTTGTGAAAAGCGAGAAGCCAAGGATGACAAAGGAAATAAAATTACCGTTCCTTATCTGAATTGGGCGAAATGTAAAGAACTTCTACACGAAAATGGAGCCGAAACCGTTTATTTTGAACCGCTGGTAAACGAAAGAACAGGCTCTACTTTATTTATGACAGACATTCCATTTTCGGATTCCAAAGGTAACAAGAATCGATGCTTTGAGGTGAGGGTTCGAATAGTCATTGATGATATGGAATTTATCCAAAACTTCCCACTTTTGAATGGGGTATATGTGGTGAGAGAGGATACTATCAATCAATTGAGATTATCCAATGCCCAAGCAAGAGCGTTTGTTAAGGGGGTGGCGATCCGAACCGGGTTAGGGTTTGAGTTGTGGCTTAAAGGTTCGGAGGAACCCCCTGAAATCACCGAAGAAGAAAATCTATACTCCCACAATATCATGAAAGTCAAGGAGCGAGTGGAGAAGCTTCTGACCGTTAAATTGGAGAGCGGTTTAACCATCCCCGAAATATGCGAAAAATTAAAAGTAGATGAAGAACAATTCGGAATTTACATGAAGCACTATCACATTTTGGACAGATTAGAGAGGGCGATAAAAAAACTATGATTACCAACCAAGACCGCTCCGGGTGGTTTGGTGCATCCGATACCCACTTCATAACTGGAAATTGGGATACCAAAACATTTAAATCATGGTGGCTTGAAAAGTTGGGTCTAAAAACTAACAAAATCACCACTAAGGCCATGAGGGTTGGCACCCATTACGAACACAGGATATTAGACACGATTTCCGGTGTTAGGAAAGACCACCAAATTATCGTTAAAGAACTTCTGTTGCGGGTTAATTATGACGGAGATAAAGACGGAACCATCTACGAGGTTAAAACATACAAAGGTAAATTTTCCGTCACGAAAGCTTACTGGCAACAAGCACAGGTGGAAATGTTCGCCATGAACACCAAGGATTTGTATATCGTAAGCTATCAGTTGACAGATTCCGATTATAAAAATTTCTTTAATGAGATAGACCCGGAGAGAATAGGCTATCACAAAATTGAATATAGCGAGGATTTTATCCGTGAATATCTACAAGACTTAAAGGTGTTGCGGAAGTGTTTATTGGATGGGGCTTTGCCGAGGAGGGAAGAATGAAATTGTACTGCCCGAACTGTGGGATGAATATTGACACGATCCGTTGCATGACGGTTCCTGCGACAAGAAACATACCCGCTGAATATGAAGAATGTTGCCCTGATTGCGGATTGACCGAAGATAATATGTGGGAACCTGAAAGTTGGGAGGGTGAATACGATGAAGTCGATAATTCAAGGTGAGAAAAAATGCTGGGTCTGCGGTTCAACCCGACACCTCGAACTGCACCATTGCTTCGGTGCATCTAACCGTAAGCTGTCCGAGAAATTCGGACTGACGATTTGGCTTTGCTTGGAACATCATCGAGGCAATACCGGGGTTCACTTTAACCCGGAATTAGCCGACATGGTTCACAAACACGCACAGACGGTATTCGAAAAAGAGCATAGCCGAGAAGCCTTTATGGGGTTCTTTGGTAAGAATTATTTGGAGGGATAGTATGAAGTTTATTGATTTCTTTGCCGGTATAGGTGGGTTTCGGTTAGGCATGGAAATGGCAGGGCATGAATGTGTCGGTCATTGTGAGATAGACAAATATACCGATAAATCCTATCGGGCAATGCACAATGTAAAGGAGAGTGAATGGTTTGCAAATGATATTACAAGAGTTGAACCCGAAGAACTTCCAGAATCTGATTGCTACTGTGGAGGATTTCCATGCCAGAGTTTCTCAATTGCTGGGAAGCGAGGAGGTTTCCAAGATACAAGAGGAACTTTGTTTTTTGAAGTCATGCGGTTGGCTCAAATCCGAAAGCCTAAATATCTTTTCCTTGAAAATGTCGCCGGACTTCTTTCTCACGATGGAGGAAAAACTTTCGGAACAATCATCAGCACTTTGGGGGAATTGGGGTATGATGCAGAATGGCAGGTGCTTAACAGCAAACACTTTGGAGTCCCACAAAACCGGGAAAGGGTGTTCATTATCGGACATCTTGGAGGGGGAGGTGGACGAGAAGTATTTCCTATCATGGGAGCAAACAGCAAAGCTCTTAAAGAACTTGTAGGAGGTAGCCAAGGCTATCGAGTTTATGACCCCGAAGGAACGAGTTGCACATTGGCAAGTCAGGCTGGAGGAATGGGAGCAAAAACCGGGTTATATTTAATGGGGGCAACAATAGATAAGCCAGGAGGCATGGAAAGCATACAGTGTATAAATTCAGCGGCCGGCATGGGAGGCGGTCAAGCGCCGGTGTTGACACAGGGAGCAAGGATCAGGAAGTTAACACCGAAAGAATGTTTCAGGCTTCAGGGTTTTCCAGACGAATACTTCGAAAGAGCGGCTGCCGTTAATTCAAACAGTCAACTTTATAAACAAGCCGGGAACTCTGTAACGGTGAATGTAATTTACGCAATAGCAAAGAGGTTGAAATTATGAACATTAAACACGCAGATATGCGAATGACTATGAACCGGGAAATCGAGCTTCTGCTGACCGTACAAGCCGACCCGACCGTAGCCGAAGAACTTATCCGCAAAGTCAACGAAAAGCCGCATACGGTGAAGATAGAACCCCTTAAACGCAAACGGTCGCTTGACGCAAACGGGTACTTATGGGTGCTTTTACAGAAGATTGCCGAAGTCTTGCATACCTCGAAAGACGAGGTCTATCTGGAAATGCTATCCCGATACGGGGTGTTCACACACATAGTTGTCAAGCCGAATGTAGTCGACAGGGTAAAGGCGGAATGGCGAACCGTACGGGAATTGGGCGAGGTTACCATTAACGGAAAGACAGGGATCCAATTGCAATGCTTCTTTGGAAGTAGCACATACGACAGTAAGGAATTTTCCGTCTTACTTGACGGGGTAATTCACGAAGCCGAAGAACTTGGCATTGAAACATTGGGTCAAGCCGAAGCGGAACGAATGATTGCGGAATGGAAATAGGTGGCACCATAGACGGGTGCTTTTTTATTGGAAGGAGGATAAATGAATAGCAGGGATAAAGGTTGTCGAGGTGAAAGGGAACTTGCCAATAAACTTAAAGAATACGGTTTCGACACAAGGCGGGGTCAACAATTCTGTGGGGCGAACGGTGATGCTGATGTGGTTGGACTTGACGGAATACACATCGAGGTAAAACGCACCGAGCGGTTGAGTTTGTACGATGCGTTAGCACAAGCGAAAAGTGATGCGAGAGAGGGCGAAATGCCCATAGTTGTGCATCGGAAGAATAATTGTGAGTGGGTAGTGGTTCAACCGTTAGAAGATTGGATTGCACTGTATAAAGAAAGGATGGTAGAGGATGTTAAGAAGTGAATTTAGCGGTGATGTAATGGTGTTCTCACGAGAACACAACGGAAGAACGTTTTACACAGTTGGATTATCCAAAAAGAAGCAAGATGGAGAATACCTGAATGGGTATCTTCCGGCAAGTTTCAAAAAAGGGGTCGAGCTTCCCAATAAAACGAAAATTGAAATAAAACGGGCATGGCTTGATTTTTATGTGAATAAGGAAAATCACACGATACCCGGGATATTTATTGCTGAATTTGAAACAGAACATAAGGAACCAGAACCAGAAGTACCAGAAGGGTTTGCCCAACTTGATGATGAATCAATTCCGTTTTGATGGAGGTGAAGTGGATGGAAAAATGGAAAGATATCCCCGGATACGAAGGACTTTATCAGGCTTCCAATCTCGGGAGGATAAGGACTTATCCAAACAAAACAACATTTACAGAATGGCACGGCGTCAGGCATTGGAAATCGAGAATTATGAAAGGCAGAGGTAAGGCTGATTCTGGTTATCGAGTGGGGTTGTGGAAAAATGGCGTTTCAACAGATTATTTAGTCGCCCGATTAGTTGCGTTTACATGGGTGGATGGATACCATTCAGGATTCACTGTAAACCACAAAAATGGGAACAGATATGACAATAGCATCGAAAATCTTGAGTGGTTGAGTTTGGCGGATAATATTAGGCACGGATTTGATACTGGACTATATCCAAGCAAAGAAATCACATTAATAGAAGTTAAGACTGGTAAACTTTTCAATTTTAATTCCTTAGCAAGTGCCAGTAGGTTTTTGGGTCATTCTTCCGGGTATGTGTCCACCCAACTCAAAAGGGGAGGATCTATTGAAAAAAATAAGTATGTCATAGGTAACAAGGAATAGGAGGAAGTAATGGCAGAACGAAGAATGTTTGCGAAAACAATAAT